AATTTAGAATTATTTAGTGCTTCTACTTTAACTAGATTAAATACAATTGAAACAACATTTGCAACAACAGGAAGTAATGTATTTAGAGGAAATCAAACTATCACAGGCTCATTGAACATTACAGGCTCAATGGGTGTTGTTGGTAATATGATTTATAGTGGTAGTGTTAGAGGACAAGTATTCCCAATAACAATTGCATCAAATACTGCAAGTATGGATTGTAGTTTAGGTAACTTCTTTACTGTAAGTTTACCTGCAGGTACAACACATATAGCAGCAACAAATATACAACCAGGCGAAACACTTTCATTAAGAATTACAAACCAAACATCGGCATCTGTTGTAACATATAATACAGGTAGTATTAAATTCCCAACAGGTTTCCCATACATACCAACAGCAATATCAGGAACAACAGATATAATCACATTCTTAACATTTGATAATACTGCAATCTATTCGGTAGCAGCAAACTTTTTTGCATAATATATGTATATACCATTAACATTTGAAGGAGCATTACAAAAGTGTTTATTTGCATCATCATCAACAACAGAAGGATTTTTCGTATCTGGATCACAACAATGGAAATTTCATTGGTTTACAGGTTCGGGTCAATTTGTAGTAGATAAAGGTAGCATTGATAATGCAAGAATTTATGTTATTGGCGGAGGTGGAGGAGGAGCTACTGGCCAATTTAATTCAATCGCAGCAGGTGGAGGTGGCGGAGGCGGAGTGACTTCTGTAAGTAATGCAATTTTATATAAAGGAACTTATCAAATAGTTGTAGGTAAAGGTGGCAATGCTGGAAGTGGCTCACAATCAAATGGTTCAAGTGGAGTTGCTTCTTCATTCATTGGCCCAAATTTAAATTTAACTGCATCTGCAGGTGGTGGTGGTACATTTGGAGCGGGTACAACAGGAGGAACATCTGGAAATGGATTTGGAGGTGGATTAACAAGTTTCACAAATGGTGGTGGAGGTGGTGGTGCATTTGGAACAGGTAGTAATGCAACATCTACAAAAGCAGGAAATGGTGGTATAGGTCTTTCATTGCAAGTATCGGAACCGATTGCTAATTCAGCTGATACTTGGGGATTTGGTTGTGGTGGAGGAGGATATAATGCAATTTCAACTAATCAACCAGGATTTAGTTGTAATGGGACAAATTATGGAAATGGTGGAGATGGTAGTTCAAATGGTGGAGATGGTGCAAATTATTATGGAATGGGCGGAGGAGCAGGTTCTACATTAGGTGGTAAAGGTGGTTCAGGCTCAGTAATTATTCAATATCCAATAACTGATTATTGTGGTAATTATTTTGATAGAACAGGAAGTTGTGGTTGTAGAGAAATAACATTTGATGCATCTGATGCTCTTGATTTTTATCCTAATTTAAGCGCTAGTTATTTTTATAGTCCTTGTGGAACAAATACTTATGTATCAGGATCAGTTGTGGCATATGCACCAATAACGGTATGTGCAAATTCTGGATCTTTTTTTGTTGGACCTAGTGGTTCTGAGGTATCTATTATTGGTATTTTAACTGGCAGTTTAACACAACCACAATGTACATCTGGACAAAAAGGATATCCAGAAACATGCATTACATTGGCTCCATTTACTTCGAGTTGTAGCAGTAGTTTTTATACTTATTTTGGATATAATGATAATGGATATGCATATTGGGTTGGAAGAAATTCATCTAACATTAGTTTTACAACATTCAGTAATGGAGAAAATATATCGGGTAGTAAAGGTGGTGTATATGTTTGTCAATCTACAATAGCAAGTAATCCAGCTGCATATGCGAATATAGATAGATTTACAGGCGCAAAATGTTTAGTTTTAAATTATACTAGGGGGATTGGAGTTAGTGCACTTAGAAGATTAAATTGGTATGATTGTGGTGGAACATTTAGAACACAATCATTTAGTTTCCCTGGTGATGTAAACTTTAATTTTACTGCCAGTTTTGCATTAGGTTCACCTTGGATTGATGCATTCGGTGGTGGTGGAGATGATATTAACTATGTATCTGTTCATAGTGATTATACAGGTAGTGGTTTACCAACTTGTGGATGTCCTTAAACTTAAATTATGGCAACTCTTTTAGAAACAGCAGCAAAGTTAGGTAGTTTAACTGCAAAATATGCACCTAAGAAAACAGGTAATCTTAAAAAGAAATTAAGAGAATACAATACAGGTAGAAACATATTAGGTGGTTTAAACTCTTCTCAAGCTGAAAAGAAAATCATTGAAGATTTAAAAAGGGGAACTTACTCATTACAATTTGATATTGAAGTAGGTCCTCCTGGTGCTGAATATGGTGTATGGTGGAATAGTCCGACAGTTAGTAGCACAGTTAAAAACCAAACAACAGGTAATAAAGATAAAATTAATTTTGCTGAACAAGCATACCAATCACCAGAGTTTCAAAAAGCATTGGATGATTATACTCAAACACTTGCAGCAAAGGTTGCAGAATACGTTGCAATACAGATAGAAAAGGAATTGAAATCATAGTATCACTTACTTTTTGTTAAAAGGTGGTTTTATAATAAAGGAAATTAATGGCTTTATCATTATTACAAACACCAGCAACTTGCTCATTTGCTCAATCACCAATTATATTTTCATTAAGTGAAAGCAATACAGCAACACTAACATCATCCTCATTTCAATATATGGGTGATTTATATTATTGGCAGGGAGCATTAAACGCATCTTCATCTGCTGCTAATTACACTATTGCAAAGTTTCCAAATACTGCAAACGTAGGTTTGTTTGATTTAAATAGAATAATCAATTCAACTCTTACAGATTATGCACAACAGAATACATCAAACGTAATGTATTTTGCAGTAGATTTCTATTGGCAATATTTTACAGGAACGGCATTTGTAACAGGATCACATTTAAAATCTGCAACATATAAAGCAGTTGATGGATATGGTATTTTCCAAGAAACTATTGGACAACAAATACAAACAACGACTCCATACTGGCCATTGATGACTGATGGACCTGCAACTCAATCTGCATTTTTAGAAAATAGAGGATTGGCATCTGTATTCGGTGGTAATGTAGGTGCAACACAACCAACTAAAATAGTATATGTTGGAAATACAGGAACTGCAGATTATACTTTAACAATAAACGATAGCTCATCTGCACAAATTCAACAATATCCAATAGGTCCTTCACAAAGTGGATTTCCTATTTCAGCAACATAATCATACTTTTCATGCAAATTAGGAATATCAATAATGTCCAAAGTAGGTTTAGTATTCGGGTCATCGTTGAATGATAACATAAAACGACCTGCGTTATCTGTACCTGTAAACTTAGCTTGTACTAAGTCTTCGATAGTTTGTCTTTCTTCAGGTGCAGGAACTCCATTGTTAAAGTTAATCATAACAGATGGTAAGAAACCATTGATGATATTATTAAAATGTAAATTACTTATTTCACCTTCTGAAACACTAAATTGTAATGCAGATACCCAATCTGGCAAACTATAATAGTATAAACCTGGACAATAATGTTTGATATAAAGTATTTCCATTTTATCTTTAGATGTTCCAAATGCAGGTATTTTCTTTTTATCTTTTACCTTTCTATTATCTGACCAATCTGTACAATAATAATAATTTTCTATCTTTGGTGATTTACCTAACTTCTCTGCTCTTAATGTTTGTACAGGGACATGATACATACGGATTATTTGTGTATGTGCATCATTCCAATAAACAGTATAAGCAGCATTACCATATAATTTTAAGTCAAATGATACTCTTTTAGTTTCCTCTTGTGGAATTATCTTTTGTATGGTTTCGTTTTTAGCCTCGTCTTTAGAATACAATCCTTTACCGAAAATAAGGTCAGCCAATCCTTCTACACATGCTGCATTAGTTGTAGATACATTATATGCAGTTGTTACTGCTGCAAAAAAATCATCATGTCCATAAACACCAAATGGAATCCAAGCATATCTTGTCTTTGAATCCTCATTTATGATTGGCATTGTATTATTGTTCACATTAACAATAGCAAAATTCTGTCTTCCTTTCATATTAGTCATAAATTATATATTTGTTCTCCGATGTGTGAGAAACATATTGTGTATTCTTATTTTCGTATACTGATTTATCTACGGATTGTGATGCAAACACCTGTACTGAACCATGCCATATTGTACCTGATGGTGGTGAAACTATTTCTGCTCTATATTCTCCG